TTAACAATTTCAACTAACCGAGCTGGCATAGCGTTGGTGTTCTATGATAGTGACAATGGTTGGTTATTAAAGTATAACGATTAATTATGGCTAACTTACAAGATATAGTAAACAGAAGTGAAGTAGGCGCAATCAAGCCTTGGACTAAAGCTACGGCTCCAGACGGATATTTATTATGTAACGGCGCTGCCGTATCGAGAACAACATATGCAGATTTGTTTGCGGTAGTTGCTACAACATATGGTGCAGGTGATGGATCAACAACTTTTAACGTTCCTCAATTACAAGGTAAAATGCCACAAGGTTATGATGGTAATACATATAACTTAGCAGGAACTGGCGGTGCAAACACAATTACAGTTGCTGTAACTAACAACCAAGCTGCTACAAATGCAACTAACCAATCAGTAACTATAACAGGATCTATTAATAACACTTCTTTAACTGCTGCTCAATTAGCTTCACATGCACACTGTACAGTGAGAACCTACAATGCCCCAAACCCAAGGGGTTCTTTTGGAAGAATAACTATTGCTGGTTTTCCAAGCGATGCGGAAACTGGTGGTAGCTGTAACTCTCAAGATGCAAAAATATTACCGTGTGGTTCTGGAACTGGACACAATCACTCTCATACTTTATCAGGAACATTAACAGGTAATATTACAACAAGTTTAACTGGTTCTGTTACAGCGGCAGGAACAAATTCATTCTCACCTTTTGTGGTGGTAAACTATATTATAAAGCATTAGGAGATATTGATGGCAACACAAATAGTAATATTAAATGGCGACTCTATAAAAATAGATGATTCTTTTCATATTGGATGGGCTGATAAAGGTAATGCTTGGCAAGATGCATGGTGTCCAAATACAATTCATTGTGTAATATGGAATAATCTACAAGGGCAAAATGAAATTCAAAGTAAAGATGCTTCTACTGGAATGATGACAGGTAACACTAATTTAAATGCTACAAGTGATGCTGTTGGTTCTACAACTGTAGCTAATCTTTTATCTTGGGCAGAAACAAGAAAAAGTCAAATACAAGCTGCTGAAACTGCTTACAGTGCAGCAAAAGCTGGTGGCAGTGCATCAGCTGATGAAGATTGGCGAGACTACGATTCTAATTATTCGTAAACTTCTTCTTTGAGATCTTTATAAGGTCCATTTAAATTTACATAATGTATAAATAATTGATGATGCCAACATTTTTTTGGTTGTGTAAAATAAGGTCTCCAATGTTCTACTTCACATCCTTTATAAATTACACCATCTCCTTTTTCTATTGCAATAGGTTTATCCCCTAAACATAAAGGCCATTTATAATTTTTATCTTCATAAAAATATTTTAATGTTATGGAAACACTAATCTCACATTGAGGTCTGTCTTTATGTTTTTTTAAATTTGCACCTGAAAAATAAATTCTGTTAAAAGAATAAATAGGTTTAAGTTTTAAATTTGTTTCTTTTTCTATTTTAGGTAAAAGAAAATGTGTAATGTGATAGTATATTTCTGATTCACTTGAATGAAAAGATTGTGATAAAGGAACATAAGTATCAGGTCTATTAGAACCTTTTGACGCCACATTTAAACTTCTTGATGATAAAAATTCTACTAAATCATTTGATAATAAATTTTTAATGTATTTATACTGTTGTTTCATTTAAAACCTGTATGTCAAGAATAGCTCCTTCAAAAGGAATTAAAGTCTCTTGAATAAATTTTGTTGTTAAATTGTATTGAAATAAAGATGTAGATTGCAAACTTCTATTTTTTACATTCATATTAGATGCAGCAATAAATAAATTATCATCTATTCTACACAATCCTCTCATAAAAAACCAAGTAGAAAACACGTGTATTATTTTTTGTTCTTTGTTCTTTAAATTTATTTGTTTTAATGCACATTCACCCGTAGATAAAAAATATATAAAATTGTCTTTTATAGTAAGATTATGACAATCAATGCCAACATCTTCAAATGTATTTTTTACTGTAAAATCTTCTTTATTAATTTCTACAATTTGACTTTTATCACCTCGATAGTGATTAACAAAAAATAAAGAAGAACCATTAACATACAATGAGTTAACATGTGTTATATCTGCTTCATAAACATTCTTGGGGTTTTTTGGAGGTTCAATTAATTTTAAATTTTTAGTATCAAAATATTTTTTTTCTTTAGTATTTAAATTAAATTTTACAATGCAGTCAACAGAAGTTCCAGTAAGATATAAATGACCGCTATTATATAAAATTTGATGTGTATTAATGTAGTGATCTCTTAAAATAACTTTATCAAAAACAAACCTTTCAGTATTCCAAGCATTTTTTTGTTGAAAAGAACCTACAATACCGTTTGAAGCAATAAATAAATTATTTTTGTTTTGCGTAATTCCAAAAGGTCTAAAGGTATTTCTTCCACTACCCATGGCTCTACTATCATTTAATTGTTTTTCTTTTTTAATTTTTGTTAAAGAATTATTTTTTAAATTAAAAAGTAAAAATGAATAGTTTGTATTATCAGTGGTTATTATTAATGTATCCATGTAATTACTGCGTGTCTATTGCCATTGGTTACAGGTGTTACAGCGTGAGGAAAACAAAAGTTACTTGGAAAAACAACAGCACTTGCTGTTTTTTTCTTCACAACATATTGCCCACCAAAAAAAACAAAATCACCTCCATCATAATCTTCATTTAAAATAAATGAAATTGTTAAAACTCTAGGTACAATATCTGCTGAATCAGTATGTTCTTTATATTCTCCTTTTTGAGATCCCACATATAACAAGTGTGTATATCCTGTGTCTTCAGTTGTAAGACCTGTATTAAAATGTTTATTTTGCTCTACGTATTTTTTTAAAACATTTCCTACAGCATCAAAAAAAACTTTATCAATTTCTGGATTTTCTATTTTCCGTGAATAGCAATTTCTAAATTTATCAACAACATTAGAATTATCAAATGTATCAGCTCTATGAAAATTTTGTTTAGTAGAAGATTGAATAAGATCTTTGCAAAAATCTTTATCTAAAATGTTTTCATAACAACTTATATAATCTGTTGTTTTCATCATTTATAACTTTTTTTACTCCAAAACATTTTTTTATATCTATCAATAAATTTTGAACTCAATGATTTAATAGTTTTACCATGTAATTTTTCATAATAAAAACCAGACCACATTTTGTAAGGTTGTCTTTTAAAAGGTATAATTTGTATCATAGGTTCACCTTTTTTTATTAAAAACTGTTCATCTCTTTTTCTAAGAATAAATGGAAAGTTTATTAAATTAATGTAAGTGTCTGTATCTACAACACCAGGTATAATATCAAATCGTTCTTCAACTCTATTTAGAGGTTTTACAAAAAGACAACTATACCCAGGCGGTGTTTTAATTAACCATTTGTTTCCAAATTTTCCTGCATTCTCACCTGAAAATTTGTGCCATTCTTTTGGTAATTGAGACTTAGCATGAAACCCAAAATCATCTTCCTGTCTGTTGGCTGGAGTAACCGAAAAATCATTTTCAATTGGATCAACAATGTAATCTTGATCAAAAAACATTATGTAACCCATTGTCAAAGAGTCTAAAAAAGGCATGCAAGTTTTAAGTGTACCTTGATGTAAATTACCCCCAATAAATCTTTCAAGATTTTTATACTCTTGTGGTATTACCCGCGAGGCAGGTTTTGGATGAGGCCATACATTTGCCATTTCTTCTTCAGTAGCACAAAATGTAATTTTAGTTTCAAACAATTTTTTGTACAAAATTAAAAGACATAGATCTTCTAATTTTTCCTTTTATTTTAGTTTTAAAAGGCATAACACAATGTTGATGCTTAGCTTCAAATATATAAAAATGACCTACTTTAGGTTCCATCCATGTACTATGAGTACCGTCAACATCTGTAAAACCTAATTGTCCATCTTTAAATTTATGTGGGTCTTTAACATCGTTAATAAATTCTGGTACTTTTAAAAACATTACGCTAGACCAACCAGTGTTATCATGATGAGTGTGAGGAGGATTGTATTCTCCTTCTTTCATATCATTTATCCAACAACTTAATATTTCTAATTCTTTACGTCCCTTAAATAAATTTACTTTATCTAATGTTTCAATATAATCATTCATACAGTCTACTATGTGTTTAGATATTTCCGTTTCCCCTATATGATGTGTAAATTCTAATTCCGAATCTAATCTTCCTGCTAATCTTGGACCAAAAGAACCTAGTTTTTCTTTATGCTCTTCGTATTTATTATTTAAATCATCAATAGCCTTTAAAGGCATATTGTATCTTTTTACTATTCTGCCAAATACGTTTGTTTGTGCTTTCATTCTTTTTTCTGTCTCTTTCATAACATAAATTTTCTGTCAAGAAAACAATTTTAAAAAGATTACTTGATATATTCTGTACACATGTTTAAATTAGATCTCACCCAAAAATTATAAATCAAGGAGATATTATGGAAAATCAAGAAGTATTGAAGGCTATAGCTACCCTTGCTGATAAGGTGAGTCGTTACCACGAACGTTTATTAGCAGTGGAAAGAGACAATGAAAAACTACAAAAAGAATTATTAGAACATAAAAAAGGCCCTCATATACATACAATTCAAGGTAAACCGCATAACTCCGATGCAACAGTTATGGTAACTGGTTTAGATTCTGATATGGAATGTGAAGCTTGCAGTGCTTAGTTGAAAAAATTACATATGGAATATCTGAAAGAACCATTACCTGCCCATTGTAAAGGTGAATGAAAAACATCAGAAGAAAAAAATATAGCTCTGTTTTTTTTAAAACCAACATGAATACTTAATTCAAGTTCATCTAAATTTTTTTCAGAATAAAAACCTGTGCCATTATTTGTTGATTCTTCTCCGCACATGAAAATTAAACACTGATGAGTTGCGCCCATTTTTTCATCTGTATGTGGCCTTGGCTTGTCGCTTGCACCGACCATAGTATACGTGGTCTGTAAAAAATTGGTAATTGTAAAATTAAATTCTTTAAATATTAAATTTTTAATTTCATTTTGAACATCAGAATTATTTGCAAGATCATGGTTATGCCAATAACATCCTTCATGTTCTTTAATTTTTTCTTTATGTGGAGGGCTATACTCAACTGAAATAAGCTGTTGAGCAATTTCACTGTAGATATTTGAAGAAAAAAAATTATCTTTTACAAATATCTTACTCAGGAGTTACACCTAACATGTCTGCTAAAGAAGGAGCAAAAACTTTTACATCTCTTCTAATTTTTTCAACGGTTGTAGATGTTCCTGGATTATCAATATCAGCTTGAGCTTCTTCTTCTGAATTATACTCAACACCAGTATCTACATGTGTAAGTGTTGTTTCAGTCTTTACTTTATAATGTGGAATTCTTCTTCCATCTTCTGTTGTAATGTGTCCTAGTAATTCAGCAGGTTCAACTATCGGCATCTTCGTTTCTCCAATTTATGTTAAAACTAATAATAACTCTATCTTCATCAGAATTATTTGTTTGTACCTCATGTTGTAACCATGAAGGAAAAAAAATCAAGGAATTTTCAATAGGTTCCCATTGTACGCTATGTGCGAGGTGTATAGAGGCTTTATCTGTTTTAGGGGGTGATAACACCTCTGACTGTGGTTTAGGCTCTAGAAACACAATATTTCCACACTTTTTAGGAGCTTTAAGATAAAATACACCAGATAAATAGTTGTACGGGTGTGTATGTACATTGTTCCGTGATCCTGGTGGGTTTATCATACCCCACATACCCGTCATCTCAGGATTGTAATTATCTTGTACGTCCATATGATTAAAACAATCTTTAGAGTATTTTAATATATCACCAACCAAAGGACGAAACTTTTTTATATCGTATATTTCATCGTGACTGTGCCAACCACCGACATTGGACCGCGGCATACCCATCTCATCTTTTTCTCGTAGTTGATAGATGCTATCAATAAGATGTTCGTGGCCTTCAAGTTGTAGTGAAAATACGGGAGTAATAAATAGAGAATGTAAGTTAATCAGAGTTGCCCTTTCGTGACCTCCATAAAACTTGCTATAATGTGCACCTGATTGGCAGCATTGGCTTGAACTTTAAGAACATCACTTTCTTGCAGAACTAAAGGTTGAGTCAATAATTCTGTT